TGTTGACGAGTCATACACTAAGTTACTGTACCCGTAGTAAATTATGTAATTTTTCTATAAGCGAAAATAGCACACTTAGTCCCTGGGATCTTTGTTGCTATTCTATGCGACAAGCTGTAGTTGACGTAGTCAACGGAGGCTTGGAGCTATATAAAAAGATATCTCTTAAGAAGGGAAGCGCTACAGACCCTATTCCAGCAACATCAAGGTTGACCTGAGAGTTAACTTTTGTAGTTTAAAAGTTATCTGTGGAGTTAACTTTTGCTAATTAGTTTACTTGCTAGGGGATGTTATGATATACTTCCCCTGTTGAGTGTACTTTTCAGGGAGAACAATGCAGACACCGTATACTGCAGGCTGGGCAAAGATACCTTTAGATAATCTATTAGTAGTTAATGAGCTGATTGGCTCGTCTTCTATTTTTAGTGTGTATTGCTGTATGTTTAGGAAATTGCCTTTGAATGGAGATAATATTTGTAATATAACGCAAGCAGAGATATGTGAGACGTTGGACATTAAAAAGAGCTATGCGTCACGTTCTGTTAAAAGGCTGATAGATTTAGAGGTGATAGCTAAACATTCAAGTAAACACTATATGCTGAATCCTCAGTATACGATTCGTAATGTTAATGATGACTATTTTAGTTTAATGAATAAGTTTCAAGAGTTGCTCAAGGAGGGCGAACATGCAGACAGCTGATAAGCAGCACTTTATTATTGTAGGTTACGAGCTGGGGGCGGGGCTGTCGGAGGGTAACTTGCATGAGACTGTAGATATTGTATGTGATTGTCTTCATCCTGATAACACGGTTGATGATGCAATTGAGGAGCGAATGACTAAGAAAGATATCAAAGAGCTCATAGATCAACAATTTATAAAACGAAGAGATAATTGCTATATTGCCAACCCTTTGCTACTATACTGTGTCGATGATGATTATTTTTTAGATGAGAAGCGTTACGCTGCGCAGATTAAAGCAGCTAAACTATATTACGGGATAAAAAGATAATGGAGCTAGTTAAAAAAGAAAGTGCAGGCGTACTGACAAAAGAACAACTACAGGGCAGCATGCCTAAGAAGTTTCGTCACAATGTAACAGATGAGATGATTAGTTTTATTAATAGTACGGAAGGCGATGAGTTTAGAGATGTTTACAAAGAAAACTTAATTGGCTTTGCTGGTGTTATTGAAAGTGGGCGTTATAAGATGGCAGATTACATTAACGCTGTTAAGTTTGTTAGTTATAAGTTAATCGGGGACTCTAACACGATAGCCTACGCTAAAACGTTTCCTGACCGCTATCAGCGATTAGTAGATAAGAATACGCCTATGAAAACGATTGCATCGTTTTCTACGGCTTATAACAAGGGAGACCTTGTGCATAAGATTTTAGAAAGAACTTTGGTGCCCGTTCATATTCTTAATATGGATGTACATCAAGAGGCGATTAACACTCAAGCCGAGCTCATGCGTAATGCTAAAAGTGAGACTGTGCGTCAGAAAGCAGCTGAGTGTTTAATCACGCAACTCAAAGCGCCTGAAGCCGCAAAGATAGAAGTTGATGTTAATTATAGCAATTCATCTATCGATGATCTTCGAGAGACTACTAGAGCGTTAGCGCAGCAACAACTGAAGATGATACAAAGTGGTGCAGTTACAGCTGAGCATGTTGCACATAGTGACATTATTGCTAGGAAACAGGATACTGTCGAAACTGAATATGAGGAGATTTCTAATGAGAATTCTTAATATAGTATTACTAGCGCTGTTAGCTACATCTTGTAGTCAAAGCAATCCTTTTATTTCTAAATCCGAAGACCCATTACTAATTCCTCCAAATATTTTATGTGAACCTAATGAGCAAATATTAATCTGTGACTCTGATAAATTATTAGCATGTCAAGGATTTATACTAGAAGACAGACCAATCGATATAGAGGAGATAGAAATATGAGAAAATATGGAATAAAAAAACATACGCCTGTCAAAGCTAAAAAATGTGTACACTTTTTTAAGTGTATGTGGGAAGATGACTGTGAAGAGCTAGCAAAGGCTGAGCTTGCTGAGTTATCGCCTGTAGCTTTAGAAGAGATGGGCAGAGCAAGAGGTATTGAGTTAGATAGACGTAAGAAAAAAGCTACATTAATTAATGAGTTATACGAGGCAATGTGAAATTAGTAAAGAAAACTGTAGAAGAGTGGCTAAATAGCATTAGCTATGACGTAGATCCAAATTATGTACCTAGCGAATTCGCCCTCGAGTTTGTTAGTTTCATAAAGCTTGTGAATGGAGAACGAGGGGAAGAAAACAAAACTCCTGTTATTCATTACAAGATGTTAGACAATATTACAGGCAAAACTCAGAATACAGTCAATATGTGTTCACGAGGATTAGCAAAGACTACAATTCTTTCAGAATATCTAATACTATATTTAGCAGTGTACGGATCTATACCTGGCTTTGGTAACGTAGACTACGGGCTGTACGTATCTGACTCTATAGAAAATGGTGTTAAGAAAATGCGTTACAGGCTAGAAAGACGTTGCATGTACAGTGAGTTTCTAAAAACATATCTACATTCGTTTAGATTTACAGACATACGTTGGTACTTTAAAAACAAACAAGGTAAAGAATTAGTTGTAACAGGACACGGTGCTAAGACAGGAGTTCGTGGAACAGTAGAGCTAAACACGAGACCACAGTTAGCTATGTTAGATGACTTACTCTCAGATGATGACGCTCGTTCGCCCACTATTATTGAGAGCGTAGAGAATACAGTATACTCTGCAATTGACTATGCGTTGCACCCTAAAAAACGTAAAGTAATCTGGTCAGGTACTCCTTTTAATGCCAAAGACCCTTTATACAAAGCAGTAGAGTCAGGTGTATGGCATGTATCGGTATATCCTGTATGTGAAGAGTTTCCTGTTGAGCGTGAACATTTTAAAGGTGCATGGGAAGATCGATTTAATTATGACTACGTAATGGACCAGTATCAAAAGTCTAAAGGTGCAGGTAAGTTAGATAGCTTTAACCAGGAACTAATGCTACGCATTATGTCAGAAGAAGAACGCTTAATACAAGATAGCGATATTACCTGGTACAAGCATGCTAACGTAAAACAAAATATGGGAGCATTTAATTTCTATATTACAACTGACTTTGCAACTAGTGCTAGAGAAAGTGCAGACTACAGCACAATTAACGTATGGGCATATAACAATAACGGAGATTGGCTCTGGGTAGATGGATTTTGTAAACGTGCATTGATGGATGAGACAATGGATGCATTATTTGAGTTAGCTCAAAAATACAGTCCACAAGAAGTAGGTATTGAGGTGACAGGGCAGCAGGGGGGTTTTATAGCTTGGATACAAAACGAACAGATGAATCGTAATATTTACTTTACGCTTGCATCAGGTAAAGGTAGGTCGTCACCAGGTATTAGACCTAATAAAGATAAGATGAGTCGATTCCAGCAATTAGCATTGCCTTTATTTAAAGCAGGTAAGCTGTGGTTTCCTGAAGAATTAAAAGAATCTGATGAATTAGCAGAGATGTTAGCAGAGATCTCTCTTGCTACTTATAAAGGTTTTAAATCTAAACATGATGACCAGCTTGATAACATATCAATGTTAGGAGAGTTTAATGCTTGGAAACCAAGTGAGGTATCTACAGGTCAACAAGATGGATCAATGTTATGGGACGATGAAGAACCAGAGTCTTATGGTAGTAGTTCTTATTTTGTTTAAAGGGTTTACATAAATATTCTATAGTGGTATGATGGGACAAAANCACTTTAGGAACTCACATGTACGTTTCTGACTATTTGTCCCATATTGTAAAAGGTGAAGTCAAACAATTATATGTAAGCGATATTGGGACGACAAGTCCTAATACTGTACAACAAGCAAACATTGATACGCTTATAAGCTATCTTAATGAAGCTAACTTAGAATTACACAAACATTTCGGTTTATTACAGAAAGAACTTGTTTTAACTGATGTTACAAATAACTCACTCCATAATGTCCCACTAGATTTTTTATATGCAATCAGTGCACAGTATGATGATGGAACAGAAGTTTCAATTAACAATGAAAGAGCTAACTACGTAGACAAAGTAGATGAGAATGTTTCAATACTTTTTCCAGCACCTTTTAAAATTCTAGTTAAAGGTACTGATGTATCTTTAAAGAGAGATGATATCAGTATAGTATATGTTGCGGTCCCTGCAACTGTAGCTAAAACAACAGACTTTATTGATTTGCCTCAAGTATATAATGAAGCCATTTATAATTACATGGCATACAAAGCNCATGTTTCTGTTAAAGGTGATATGAAAGAAGAGAACAATACTTATTATTTNCGTTATCAGGAAAGCTTAAGAAATATTAGATTACTAGGTATGGTTAACTCTGATAACTTAGATAGCAATGTTAAATTAACAGATAGAGGATTTGTATAATGGCAAATTATCATTCGTTTTCACCAAACACAGTAGAAGCAAATCAAATTGATTACTATGATACGATTGAGTTAGTATCTGGAGATAATCAACCAGAATTAACAATTATATTAAAAGACAGTAACACAGCATTATCAGGTCAAACGTTAGACGCTGCTAATCATGCAACATGGGCACTCATCAATTTAACAAATGCTAGTTCTGTTGTTATGAAGTTTAGAAAAGCTGAAACAACAACTATATTAGAGACGATTACGTGCTCTATAGTAAGTCCTCCTACTAACGGTAAAGTTATCATGACTTGGGGTTCTACAACATTAAACGGAGCAAGTGGAGTATACGAAGGTGAAATTACAGTTACATACAGTAACGGTAATATAACTACAGTCAGAGACTTATTAAAATTTGATGTGAGGGCAGGCTTCTAAAATGGACATAGATGCTAGAGCTGTTGTAACCTTAGTTAAACCCGAAGCTACAGTATCTCACACTTCATTAAAAAGTACGATATCAACTGTCAGAATGGAGAGTATTGCTACTCTTGCTGACGGATCATTAAATAAATGGATAGAAGATAGTGTTCCTCTTAGTGAGGTTTACCTTAGTGTTTACACAAAACCGTTTACTGAAAGTTTATCAATATCTGAAGTATATGGTTGGAATTTACAAAAAACTCCTACTGAATCTTTAAGTATATCAGAAACGTTTGCTAAAGTAGTTTCTTGGCAACGAGACTTTAATGATGCATTTACTTTAGATGATGCAGCTACTATTGATAAAGATTACTACGGTAATAAAGGTAATGTATTCCAGATATTAGATATACTAAACATTGAAATGGGTCGAGGATTTACTGATTCATATACAGTTGGAGATGTAGTAGCTATTGCTATGGCATATAATAGAACTCCAAACGAAACGTTAAGCACGGGGGATGTGCCAGTTATTAATAACCGATCAGGTGCATTAATGAATGGGACTTTTTTTAATAATATAACCTTAAACTAGGAGATTAGTAATGGTTAATGAAAACTTAAAACTAACAGGTGCATTAACGATTGCACTGAATGATGAGGTTGTACATGAAGTAGATAACCTCGTTGTAACAGCAGGAAAAAATTTTGTTGCGTCACGTATGAAAGATACAACAAAAGCAGCAATGACGCACATGGCAGTAGGAACAGGTACAACAGCAGCTGCAGCATCACAAACTGCTTTAGTTACTGAAAATGACAGAAACACTTTAACATCAACAACAGTAACTGCTAACGCAATAGCATATGTATGTACTTGGGCTGCAGGTGATGCAACTGCTGCACTAACAGAAGCTGGTATTTTTAATGCATCATCAGGTGGTGACATGCTTTGTAGAACAGTATTCTCTGTAGTTAACAAAGCTTCAGCAGATAGCATGACTATTACCTGGACTGTAACAGTGAGTTAATATGGGAATTAAATTTAGTAATAACGCGTCTGCTTCATTAGATGGTGCAATTACAAATTCAGCAACATCGATTACACTTGATGATGTAACAGAGTTTCCTACGTTAGGAGCAGCTGATTATGCATTTTTAACTTTATCTAATTCAGCAGCAACAAAAATTGAAGTAATTAAAGTAACCGCAATAAACACAGGTACTAAAGTATTAACTGCTGTAAGAGGGCAAGACAATACGTCAGCTCAAGCATTTGATGACGGTGATAAATGTGATTTAAGGTTAACAGCTGGAGCACTAGAAGCTAAGTTAGCTGAAGCTGAACCTGATGGAGTTCCCATGGCTATTGCATTAGGATAGGAGTAAATAAATGGCTAACACGTTCAAACTAAAAACTAAAGCGGCAATAGATGCTTCTTTAGTTACTGTATACACAGTGCCCACTGTAGAAGCAGCAGTAATTATTGGGTTAACAATATCTAATATTAAAGGTTCAGCCGTTACAGCTGATGTACAAGTTGTAACAGCTTCTTCATCTGGAGAAAATGCAGATGATGTATACATTGCTAAAGATATTCCACTGCCTACAGGTTCTTCAGTAGAAATTATGGCAGGTAATAAAATTGTTCTCCAATCAGGAGATATAATTAAAGTCAAAGCATCAGTAGTAGATGGGTAGATGCTTTATTAAGTGTAATGGAAATAACATAAGGAGATA